AATGCGACCAACTCAATTTAACAGACACTGTCTGTTGAATTTGATAATTTTGATAAAAACGTCTCATAAATTGTAAATTCGAGACAGAAAATCCTTTTCCAAATTCTTCCGTTAATACTTTTGACAATTCTTTTAACGTCTGTTTTCCATATGCAGCACGCTCATGATTGTCCTGTTCATGTTCAACGATGATACGCCCTATATTCCAATAAGCAGTAATCAGCTCGTTATTCACAGCCTTCGCAGCATTAGACCGTGCCTGTCCCATCACCTGCTTAATCTGCTCTATCATTTCATTTGTCATCAAAGTATGATTATCCATTTTCATTACACCAGCCTCCCCTCAAATGCCTGTTTTAAAATACTCTGGCGCATGGCCTCAGCCTGCTGCAGGGCAGTATCAACGGTTTGTTCAATGCTGTCACAGACGGATAGGCGAGATTCAATTTCATTTACAGTTTTCAAAGCCTCTTCATCGCTTACAACCGGAACCGGCGTATCTCGAATATCGTCCAATCCTAATCCCAATTTTCCACCACCACGCTTGTTTCGTAGTAAATCTTTCTGTCCAGGATTACTTTTTAGATACCATGCCATGTATTCTCCTTGCTCAGCATTTTTTAAACGAATCAATGCTATATGCTGATTGATGTATGCCTCCCCCACGTTTGAGGGGACAAGTGCAATACTTCCTAAATCTGCTGTTATTGAAACAAGCACATCATTTTTTAATAACAAACTACGTTTCCCCTCTGCATTACTCGGTAAGTCAACATATTGTATGTTATCATTCTTCAAACAAATTTTATCTCTTGTTAAATCTGTAATCCGGATAAAACGTGCTCCATGATCCGAATAATATTTAGCCCAACCACGAGAACCACTTGTCACAAGACTTGCTAAATTTCTAATAGGCACCTTTTCTGTAATTCCTTCAAATGCCTCTTTCAGCACTGCCTGCCGGTACACTGCCAGCTGTTCTTTCGTAGTTTTCAGTGTTTCCACAGCCTTGTCCAATTCGGAGAACAGTTCCTCAATACGTGCAACGATGCGTTCCTGTTCTTCTATAGTTGATATATATAGTTTCTGTTTTTTTAATAACTCTTGATTAAGATGTGGTGTACCTGTTCCTTTCTTTTTGGTATTCAATAATCTATATTTTCCTTGCAAGAAATAAAACAAGTAGTTTGTAGACATACCCTTTGCCGTAATTTTTGCAAGCGTCGACCCTACATAGCCGTTAATAGCTTTTCCCACTAGTCCAGAACGGGACCCATCACAAACAATTAAAATATCTCCCTCATTACACGGTATACAGTTAGCATCATCTGTATAATTTTCAATAACATTTGTCTCAAAAGCTTTAATATCAACGTAAGGTAAATATCCAACTCTTTCTTCTTTCGATTGTATACTTGGCTTTTTCCCTTTTCGCATTTCGATAATTGTTCCAAATTCGACTAATTGCAATGTAAATTCTCCTTTATGCCACTAATTCTACATTCATCTCTTCCAAAATTTCCTCATATTCCGCGCCAAACACCTCATAGAACCGTCCTAAGCCGCCTTTATGGTCAAACGGACTTAAATCCAGATCATCTTTTTCGATGCTCAGGGATGCCGCAATGTGATCTTTCACCAGTCGCAGCCATTCCATCTGCTCCTCAGTAAAATGGATTGCACCGGCATTCCGTTTCAGTGTCCACTGCATGAAATTATAATTCACACGGTCTGCAAAAGGCTGCAGGTTGTCCATATATCCCATCTCAAAACGGATCAACGAAATCAAATCGGTCAGCTGCGCCATCGTACCACGTTTTACCTTTTCCGGTTTTCGGATGGCATAGCAATCCCACAGCCGCTCTACGGTGATGCCTTTTGCTTTCATCTTCTCATACAGTTCTTTCAGGCTGCGAATTGCCATCGGACGCCGCTTATAAGTTTCATTATAAATAATCCGAAGGGCAATGATTTCATCCTTATTTTCCTCAATAAATTCATGAAACGTCTGGATGACCCTATCTGCATTTTCTTCCTGCTGACTGTCATATCCGGCAAAGAGAACCTCATCCAGATTTACATTATCCATGATCTGTTCATGACTGCGGCGAACATTCTCTATGTATTCCCGAACTTCCGGCTGATAAAATGGCTTTACCGCTTCTTTCACCAATTCTTTGGAAGTCTCCGCGAGTTGTTCTTCCGTCGGCTCCTCTGTCCGAAATGCTTGTTTTGCCTTATTTGAAATTACATCCTCATCAAAAGCATCCAACAGTTTTTCTGCCAGTTTTCCTGCTGACACGCCTGCTTTTTCTTCAAATTTTCTCCGCTCTGTCTGATTCATTTGTGCATTTAACCGCACCAGACGATTTGCAAGAGAAGTCAATGTATTTTCATCTTTTGCACCCAGAGCCACACTTATCATCAGCTCTTTCATGCTGACACCCGGTTTCCGCTCCAGCGTTCGCGTCTCTGTCTTTTTTGACTTCGTTACACCTACCGCATCTACAATAACAAAATGATCTTTATTTCCAGTAGCCGACGGTGTTACCTTTTGCAGATCATCCATTCCCAGAGTTCGTGTTCCACGACCTTTCATCTGCTCAAAATAATTCTTACTCCGTACATCACGCATAAAAATCAGGCACTCAATGGGCTTTACGTCTGTTCCGGTTGCAATCATATCCACTGTAACGGCAATCCTCGGATAATAATCGTTCCGAAATGAATTTAAAACACTTTCCGGATTTTCCGCTGCATAGGTCACTTTCTGGCAGAATTCATTTCCCATGCCAAATTCGTCACGGACAATCTGAATAATATCGTCTGCATGACTGTCTGTTTTCGCAAAAATCAAAGTTTTAGGCACTTCCTTACGATGCGGAAACAGTGTTGTATACAGATTTTCCCTGAACGATCGAATCACAGTACGAATCTGGCTGAGATTCACAATATCCCGATCTAACTGGCTTGGTTTGTAATCCACATCTTCGTCCAGTTGTGCCCAACGCTTTGCCCTGGACAATCGATTGCGGTATTCCACCAGCTGGCGCATCAGATGTGCACCATTTCTGGATATCTGTGTTTCAATCAAATAAATATCTTCCCCCACATTGACTCCATCAAGGATAGCCTGCTCTCTCGTATACTCACTGACAACATTTTGATTAAAAAATGCAAACGTGCGCTTATCCGGTGTGGCTGTCAGGCCAATCAAAAATGCATCAAAATACTCCAGCACCTGTTTCCAGACATTATAAATCGACCGATGACATTCATCAGCGTATGTCAAGATAGGTCTAACATATTTTTCTGCCATTTTTTTGATGGCAGAATTATTCGCTTTTTTTCCACGTAATGATTGTACCTCCACGTATCTCTGTAGCCTCATTGGTAGGAACAAAATTCATTTTATCCATAAAATCATAAACGGATATTAAGACATCATAAATACACTCTGCAAATTTATCTACTACCCCTACTGCCAATGAGTATGTAAACATTTTCATTCCAGTTAATGCCCCATCTCCGACAGGAGCATTCTGGCAATGACAGCTTTTTAATATCCCGTCCGTAAACATTTCTCTGAAATACACATTTTGAAATGGTGGATCTGCATTTATATAAACATACTTCTCCTGGAAAAGAATCGACCCATACAATTCATCAATTTCATCAACACCTGTAACATAAAATGCCTTCGTGTTCTGTAACATAACTTCTGTTAGCGTTTCATTTTTTATAAATGCTGCGGACTTCTGAATAGAATGCATAATCCAGTTACACTTATCCAATGCTTTATAGATACGGATTATCTCTGATATGTAACGTCTATTATTAGTTTCATATAAACTCCTAATCTCACCTTGCAACCTATTAATTACACATCCATAATCAATAGAAATCATCAGTTCGCTCCAAATCGCTTTTTTTAGGTTATCCATAATAATTTCCGTGTTTGGAACATTAACACCCTTCGAATATCCGAAATCGTCGGTAAAAACCATTCTCATAAAATTGTTATATATGACATAGAGATCGTCATATAAATCTCTTAATACAAAATCCCTTTGCAACTGTTGTATATCGCACTCCACAATACCTGCTTCAATCCATTCACACAAAGTTGCTGACGCATTTTGATTCCTTATGCTTAATGGACTAATTCGTTTATGATTTACATCAAATGCAAGTTTTGCAATGTTTGTTTCCTTCGAACAAACAAGTATCACTCTTTTCTCCCCCAACAACGCATCTGCAATTCCGACCTCGTACATTACATTAGCATTTGAAATACTCTGTTCTCCAATCTGAGCTACTGCCGTCAGATCACCCACAAACAAGTCACAATTTGCAATCTGTTCCCAAACCATATTTACTACATCCGGAGATCCAGCCTCATCCTGCGCCGGGAATCTTATTATCTCTATTTCAATTCCTTTTTCACGCTCAATTTCCACGACTTCTCGAATTACTCGTGTAATAAAATCAGTATATTCTTTTTTCTGATTCTGCCAGGCCTGAAATAATCTATAATGTTTCACTATCTAACCCCTCTTCACATACGTAAGTTCAATATCATACCCCAGTGCTTCCATCATCTGCACAAAAGTCTTATTAACCACACCCTCCGGCTTCTTGATCACACGATTCACATAAGCCTTAGTAGTATCAATCTCTTCTGCCAGCATAACTTGTGTCTTGCCCTGCTCTATACACTTAACTTTTACGTCTACTTCGATATTGTTTTTCACCATAACTCTATACCTCTATCGAATACTATCGGTTATCTTTTTCGTATAATTTATCGTACATCAAAAATCATGATTTTTCAACAAGAAACAGAGCCGATCAGGCACTACACCCAACCGGCTCCACACTCATTCCATTATAAACTTCATAACCTCGTCTGAGAACTTCCAGACAACCTCCACATGCTTTGGATCAGTAACAATTACCTTCTCAATCAGCTCCTGCACCATCTTCTGTGTCAGCTGCTCTTCACTGGAATATTTCTTCATCTTCCCATAAGCTTCCACCACAGCATCATCCGCTGCCATTTCAGAATCCCGAAGCATCTGCTCCACCTTTGCAATCTCTGCATCGAGACTTTCTGCAGTCCTGTTCAGTTCAGCTCTTCGTCTTTGATACACATCCTTATCCAGATTGCCTGCCATAAACTGATCTACATTTGCAAATCTGTCTGTTTCGCACTTTTCCTTATCCCTCTGGAATGAAGCAAGCTTCTCTGCCAGGATGAAGTTATCCTTGCTGCTATCCGTTTTCTGTTTATCAAGCTTAAGCTTAACTGAATCAGTCAAATCAAGCAGCTTACGCATCGCCGTCCATACAATCTCATTCAAATCTGTTTCATTAATATATCGCTTGCAGCAGCCATCATCACCAATCTGCTCCTTGGCATGAACACATCCAAAGTATTTATAATCAGCACCTCTAAAAGTATAACTCTTATACGCCATTGCCCTGCCGCAGGTACCACACTTCACTTTGCGATAAAGCGGATAGGTCTTCGGTATAATGTTTTTTGTTTTCCCTTGCTTATAGAAAATCTCCTGTGCTTTCAGGAATTCTTCCTTTGTAATAATTCCCTCGTGCTTGCCTTCCACAATAAACTGTTCTTCCTTAGGCACGAATGCAGTATGCTTTCCACCAACACAAATTGTCTGTCTCTTATGACCTACAACAGCCCCATAATACATTTCCTGCTGCAGTATCTTCCTGAGATTATTATGATTCCAGCAAGCTCTCTCAGACATAGTCCTAAACCTCTTTGCATCCGGGAACTTGCGTCTGTAATACTGCCCCGGTGATTCCACGCCACGTTCATTGAGAATTCTTGCCATGTCAATCAATCTCATTTTTGCGATAGCCATATCAAATATCTCTCTGACAACTGCTGCCGCTTCCGGATCTATAATCAGCTTATGCTTATCATCCGGATCTTTCATAAGACCATACGGCACATGACCGCCAAGATATTTTCCTTGCTTCATCTTCTGATACTTGGCGGTCTTAACCTTTACTGACAAATCCTTGCTGTAGTAATCGTAAACAATATTCTTCATAACCACATCAAGGCCGCCGGTAGTTCCCTTATAGTCCTGGCTGTCATAATGGTCATTGATTGAGATGAATCTAACACCCAGGAATGGAAATATTCTTTCCAGATAGTCTCCTAGTTCAATATAATCCCTTCCGAATCGTGAAAAGTCTTTTACGATTACACAGTTAATCTCGCCCTTTTTAATTTTTTCGAGCAGTCGTTCAAAAGAAGGTCGCTCGAAATTGGTGCCGGAATAACCGTCATCATAGAACTCATACTGCGCACATCCACAAAGCTCCGCATCGCAACTGATATAATTCTGAATCAAAGCCTTCTGATGTGAAACGCTTTCGCTCTCGCTCTTATTTTCTTTTTTCATCAGATCTCTGTCAGCCTGTGACAATCGAATATATTTTCCAATAACCCACTTACTCACTGCCGTCACCTGCCATTTCATGTGCTATCTGCTCCAGCAAGGATTTCTGCTCACCATAATTCAGCACTACTTCGATATGGTTACCCTCAAATATCCTTACAGAGCTGACAAGATGTTTTACCAACTCAGCATTAATCTCAGTGTAGTTTTCTGCATCATGCATTGCTTTCAGCCACTTATTATCAAGAGAAAGAGCACTATCTAATTGTTTCTTCTTGGTTTGCCATTCTGAAAGCTTTGTCTGAACAGAATCAGCCTCTTCATCATATTTTTTCTTGGCAAACTGATATTCTGCTTCATCAAGAATCCCTTCTGCAAAATTTTCAAACAATGTTTCTCTCTTACCATTTATTTTCTTTAACTCCTGAGACAAGTAGTTAATCTGACCAACATACTGATCCATCAGATTCTTTTCCTTAATGGAGCCTCGCATCTGACGGATTAGTTTTTCCTGCATCAATGCCATATCAATCTGAGACTTTATACATGAAAAGACTGCATCTGCGATAACCGGATATCTCGTATGATGTCTTGAACATTTGCGGTAGCCGCTATCCAGATAACCACCGCACACATAATACGCATGATTCTGATCAATGGGATATCTTTTATCTGTTGATTTCACAAAACGCATTCTCTTACCACAATCACCACAGTAAATCTTCCCCTTAAAGAAATTGATAATTTTAGCCCTATCCTCAGCATTTGCAGCCATCTTCTCAGCAAACTTTTCTGCCCTGTCATCAAACATCTTCTGAACCCTGTCAAACAACTCCTGGCTTACAATCGGCTCATGAGCATCCGGCACATATCTCCATTCTTCTTCCGGAGCACGATGCATTTTAATACCTTCATATAAAGACTTTGGAATTCTGCCATACACGATACATCCTGTATATGTAGGATTCTTCATAATATCGATTATCGTTCTGCCCTGCCAGATGGTATGCTTATACTTCTCAGCTCTCCAGATTCCCAGTTCGACCTTGCGCCTTGCAGGTGTGATAGCGTCCATGTCATTCAGTCTCTTGCAGATTTCACTGTGTGATACACCCTCAGCTTTCCACTCAAAAATCATTCGCACATAATGGGCCGTTTCCATATCTACCTCATATCTGTAAGCCACAGTCTTTGACTTCACATATCCATATGGTGCAAATGCCGGAAGAAACTCTCCCTTCTCCTGTCTGGCTCTGAATGATGTGATAATCTTTCTGGAGATATCCTTTGCATACACATCATTGATCATATTCTTCAAAGGAATCATCAGTGCACCCTCTGCATCATCAGAAGTAAGACTGTCATATCCATCTGTAATAGAGATAAACCTTATTCCAAGAAACGGAAGAATCTTCTCCAGATACTCACCGGCTTCAATATAATCACGACCAAAGCGGCTAAGATCCTTAACCAGGATGCATTTAATCCTTCCGCTTCTGACATCATCCATCATTCTCTTGAATTCCGGCCTGTCAAAATTCGTACCCTTCTCGCCGTTATCCTCATAAATGTCATACAGTTTCAGATCCACATGTTCTTCCAGATATGCATTGCAGAAGCTGATCTGATTCTCAATAGAATCTCCATCGTCATCCTTACCGCTATTCTCAATCGACAGTCGGACATAAATTGCTGTTGCATAATAATTGCTTTCCTGTACCGGTGCTTCTATTACGGATCCGGTGGACTTTCTGCTCTTCCTTGCCATACCGCACCTCCTATGCCATCAGCTGAATCTTTACTTCATCAGAAATGTTTGCAAAAGAATCAATAATTCTGCTGTAATCATCCCAGTATCTCCAAGTAATATTTACTCCATTGCCTTCTTGAATCACAATCTGGTCAATGAGATCCACAACCATTCTTCTGGTAATTTCTGTCACATTCTGATATTTCTTGTAAACTCCAATCCACGCAAGACGCTCTCTGTTCTGGCTAACCGTCTGACTACGTTCCGTTTCAATAGCCGCAATAGCTGTTTCCGCTGCTTGAATCTTATCTGCATAGCTTTTCTTAAAAAGGAAATATTCTTCCTGTCCAATCATGCCCTCCTGCAGGTTCTTATACAGCTTCAATTTAAAGTTCTTATTACGTTCTATCTCTTCTTTCAGCTTCACAATCTGAGCATCATAATTAAAAACATTCTGTTGGCTTTCCGGAAGAGAATCCAATATTTCAACCATACGCTCCAGTTCCAGCACCATTCCAATCTGCGATTGCGCTCCCATAAGCACCGCATCCATCAGTATTGCTTCCTTAATGGAGTGCGTACTGCATCCTTTATTGGCTTTATGATTATTCCGGGGCTCTTTGAGCCACCTGTCCGGATTTTGAGAGCCACCATTCCGGAGAATGAGAGCCACATATTCCGGTAATTCAGAGCCATATTAACAGGCTCTATTACATATAGTTTCCTTT